AGGGACTGTCGGTGTTTGCCGCTCCGATTGACTTGGTGCAGTGCCAAAAGAGGCGGCCTTTAAAATTTGCCAACCTAATATCGCTCATCTTGCGGATATTGGAGCAAAGCTACAGTGCCGATGAGTGCCCAACCTCTATAAGCAATCGATGACTTTATGCCTCGCGAATAAGTTTGCCTTTAAATAGGCTTCCGATCCCATGATCGGTACAATGGTCTGGCGATTTCTTGTCAAAGTAGCTTAAAGAAATTGTATCTCGCTTCATTCGCCTTCAGATAAGTGTCGACAAGCTTTGACAGCTCAGCTGGCTCGGCCGACGTGATCTCACAGGCTGCGACGGCGGCTATGATGGAGGCCATCACACCAGCTGCATCATCCACCGAGCGCAGTTTAGGTAATTGGAGGCGCTCCGATCCCTGACGGTGTGGTGGCGCGCCAGTAATAGGGTATCCGAGTAACAGGGAACCATGATGGGTTGACCATTATCGGTCGGGTACCACCTTGCCTGCGCTGACGAGCGGTTTTGGTACTCCGCGCGTCGTTTCGCCTCATCCTCAAGCCGGTCGGTCGCGATTTCTTCGGCATCCTGCCACGCACTCGCGAACGCCGGGTCTGTCTTCCGGAGGTCGTACACGCGAGTTCGGCTCGTACCTGCAATAGCGACCGCGGTGCTCACGCTGCCAGTCTCGGCGAGCGCTTCCAGAAAGCGCTCTTTGCAAGTCTGTGTAAGCTTCACTTTCCGCAGCCTACTGGCCTCCGCCTAATTGCCAGTGGCGTTGCGGGATGAATGATCCGCGAGACCGAGGCCCATTCCCGCACCCCGCTGTGGCGGGCAAACGGGTCTGCATTCCGGACGCTGACGGGGCCGCCATCGGCGTCACCGGCAACGGTCGTCGGCGACCACACGCGGGTGCACCTACGGAGCGGCCAGCTTGGCGATGCAGTACCCGCGGTGGCGGGCGAGCCTGGCGTTGTCGGAGTCGCCGGAGCCTTCAAGACGCTGGGCCTGGTCGTGGAAGAACCATATCGCATCCAGGAGCACATCGAGCGGCAGCAGCTCGCACTTGGGGATCGCTTTTTCGAAAGCCCCGAAGGGCTTGCGCGGGGGAACGGTTGTACCAGGCATGGTTGCCGGCTCCTTCTAGGGACAGGGGCGTCGTCACGACGGCCTCAACTGAAGCAACGGATAGAGACGCTCATACGGCATAATCAAGACAGCGGTTTTCCGCCGATTTCGTCAGTTATCTTGTTATGTTCAATTGCAACAATTTTTAGCGCGTCCAAGGGGCTCGGCGCGGAACCAGTCTCAACCCCCTCAACCGGCGAATAGAATATGACGTGCTCTTCGTGGGGGCGATGGGGCTGTTCGGGATTAGTAACTTGCAGATCGGAGATAGGTTGCGGGTGCGACGATGCGACTTAAAGGCAGAATGCTTTTCCCGCTACACGCCGATGATCCTGCGCGCTGCGGAAGCGTCCGAACCCGGGCACGGTCATGGTCGATTATCGGACCGTTGCCTCTTGCGCTGAAAGGTGATGGCAGTGACCCTTCATTAGGTCAATCTGCTGGCGCGCCCGGAACACAATCCTCTCTCCGGCGGACATATCCCCCGATACTGTCCACAAACGATAAGCCACATTGAGCGGATCGATGCGTACGGCGCTCCAGAACGCCAGCTCACCGAACTGGTGTTGCAGCGCATGGCAATCGCTGCAGAGAGATACGCAGTAGCGATCCGCCGGTTTTATTCCCGCGCCGCCGTCGGCGCCCGAACGCACATGCGCGGCTGCCGAGGGCGGTGCTGTACCGCAGACGACGCAGGGAAGTTGTCTGACGAAGGCTAGGTGTTGCGAGCGCCTCCGGAAGTCCAGCTTGGTCTTGCCATGGGCCACAGTGCGGGGGATGCGCGCCGCCGGCATCGGTTACGGCGCCAATTCGAGACTTGCGCGCAGCGCTGAGGCCAGCGCCAATCTGCCTGGCGGGACCGGCAGTTCACTCATCGCGCGGATCTTCTCCATCACGCGCTCGATAAAGTAGTTGAAAATCTGGAGTTCGCGGTCGAGGGCTGCGATAAACTTTTCGTCAGGCTCGACCCGCACGACAAGCTTCGGAAGTACATCATGCCAGCACAGGATGTCGACCCAGCGGCGCTGCGAAATGTAGAGCTGACCCTGCAATTGAGGCCGGAACCGTTCGCCGAGCTCTCCGGAAAGCCAGTATTCGACTTGCGTGTGCGGCAGCGGGGCCTTGATTTCCAACAAACCGTCATCGCCGACGAGCCGATCAGGACTGCACCCCACCGTGTGATCGTCATCGGTGATGAAACCGATGTTCCGAGTGGTGACGTCATGATCGAATTCATACCAATCGGCCGCCTCGGCCTCGGCGATCAAGCCGCGCTCCATCGCCGGCGAATTGTAAAACTCGATCCTCCGCTGCAGGATCCGCTCGGCGATCAGAACGCAGGCATATTCGCGCCACTGCTTGGACGGCTTGCCTTGCGGTGTGATGATCTTGTGGAACTTGGAGCTCGTCGGGATCCCCAGCTTGAGCCGGTCATAGGCTGCGGAGTATTGCGCCACGCTATGAAAAATGGGCACGACCGGCCTCCGACTTGGCGACCTGTTCCTCCAGCGTGCTGATGGCCTTGCGATAATCCCGGGCGGCGATCGTCGCGACTGCAGCCTCGAGAGAACCGGCTTCCTCGACGGTCTTGGCCTTCATGTATTTCAGAAATTTTGGTCCGACTTTGGCTCTTTTGATCAGATCGAGAATTGTCTGGGTCTGTCTCTCGTCGATTTTGCCTCCGTTTCCGTCGTCATCGTCCCCGACAACCACGATGTTGAAGATGTTGCACGCGACGTAACGGCGGAGGAAAGAATTGGTGCTTCCCACGGCCTGCACATCCGACTTGCCGCCCGTTGTGTCTGGCGGGGCTGGCATAAGGGAATCTTCATAATGGCCGCTTGGCAGGTGCTTCAGGCGGCCACGGATAAGAATGCCGCCGCCCTCCCTCGATTCGTCGGAATAGGAGAGATCCAAGTCCTCTCCCGCCAGGAGCGGGCGCAGATGTTTGTCGATCTCCTCCAGCGGGGCGTATTTGAAGACTTCATAGGTCCCATTTTGAGGCTCGCCTTTCTCGAATTCATGGCGGACGGATCGGTTCTTCACGATCTTGAGGTGGGCTAACTTTTTCAGGATCCGGCCTTTAGCGGAGTTGAACGCGAGTTCTGCCTCTTTGGCCTTGAGGCGCTCGTACATTGCGATTGCGCAATCGAGCTTTCCCGCATCGGCGCCCGGGTTAAGCGCCAACCTTTCAATCAACGCTAAAACCACGGAGGGACTGTCCGACGCCGGCGCGGGCAATGGCCACTCGACCCGGCGTTCACTCTGCTCGGTCTCCGGAGTAAGCCGAGCCGGATCGACCGCGGCGCCCATTTTGCTCGGCTCCTTTCGGGCAGCAACTTCGCATACCCTTGCTCTGCGTTTGGCTTCGACGACGTCCTTTAGAATCTGTTCCGCCTTGGCAATGCGAGCGTTTCCCTCAACTTGGATCCGAGACCGGATTTCCTCCAACTCCGCGTGGGTAATTGTATGGCCACACCACGGGCAGTGTTCGTTGGCGTCGTCGCTTCCGTTCGGCTGATGAGTGTGCTGCCGCGAAGAGCGGGTCTTCTTGATTTCGATGGTCATAATGAGGTCTCCTTATCCCGTGAGTACGACTAGATGACTGATCTAACCTTTATTAGTGCAATGGCAAGCCGATATCAACTATTTTCGTTGAAGGCGACGAGCATGTCTCATTAACCACATCTTCGGCGCGCGCCGTGAACCTGTCTAATAGGAGCCCGAGGGCGGTCCAGATTAGCCCCGAACAATGTCGTGCTGCCCGCGCGTGGCTCAGCTGGACCCAGGCCGAATTGGCTAATCGGTCAAATGTCGGATTATCAGCGCTCAAGGATTTCGAGAGGGGTGCGCGTCGCACCCTGCCGGCGATCAGGATTCAGATACAAACAGCCCTCGAGGAAGCCGGCGTGGAATTTCCTTCGAGCGATTCGATGAGAGTACAGTCCGATTATCATACATAGGAGCATTCGATAACTCTATTGCCATTCTGACAATTGTCAGTGGCTTATGAGCCCAGGTAGGCAACTGCTCAACCTGCCGGCGATCCGGTACTGAACACGGCAAGGCTCGACCCACTGCTCCACCATTCGACAGTGGTCGCCCTTCAGGCCGGGAGCCATCGGCTCAAGGACAAGCGCCGCGCCGCCGTGCTGAAAGCTGCGGCGGCCGGGTAGAGCATGCCAGTACCGGCATGACCAGGAGCTTGTCCAGATGGGTGTACAGCTGCTATGGGGCGGACGGCGAGGGAATTGGCACCATCGTCAGACAGAACCGATGGATGCTCGCCATGCCAAAGCCGAATGATCTGAGCAAATCCCCGCCGACCCCAACGAAAATATTACCCTGATTGCACCGAACCGCCGCACCAGGCAACTCATTCGACAGGCCGGGCAATGGCCACACGGTCGGCATCTCGCTGGGTCCGGTACAGCGCGGGCGCACAAACTGCAGCCGCACCGGTTGCGCAGTTTCAAGCGCTCGCGCGACCCGGACTTTTGCCGCCAAGCTGACGGAAATTGTCGGGCTTAAACCAGACTTTCAATGAACCTGCGGCTCTTCCCGTCAGGTAATCGTGGAGGTAGATCTGCTCGAGCCGTTCGGCTGCCTCTGCCAAGCCGCGCTCCCAGAAGGCGATCGAGAATTCCACGTCGGCAAGACACCACGAGACAGTAAACGTCAACGAAACCGTCACCAAAGGATCGCCATTGCCGATGCGTAGTACCAGTATCGGCGAGAGTAGGGAAATTGAGATCAGGCTGGAGTGGCGCTCACCTGGGGCCGTCTGGGTCGGGGGGTATCACACACAACGTCACTGCCACCACGGCAGTGCACCAAATGCGCGTTAGCCTCAGATTACCGGCTGGCGGCATGTAGAGTTACAAGGTATTTGCTCGTCGCGTTGACGTGCATTTCGGATCGATGGCGCCGAGGTCCAACGCTTCACGCGATCCTATTCCGGGCGAGTGCCTGTAACGCCGGGAGGAGCCGCGTTGGTCGTGACCCCCCGGCAATGATCCCGGCGAGATGGTCGCGCATGCGCTTGGCGTCGCGATCGGCTTTGACCTGTAGGCTGGGCGCGTACGAGGACCGTGGCTTCGGCCGCTCGCGGATTGCCGAGCTTCACACCTGGAGCTTTGAGCCGCGCCAGGCCGACCCGCGTCCGCTCGGAAATCGGCC